ACTTCTTGACAAAACTGTATAACGGCCATTATCTATTGTGTCTAGACCTTGAACACCATATTGTGACCAAGTAACGCCAGCAGGTAAAGATGACCAAGTTGTAATGTTATCTAAATCTTCCCAAGCCGTAAAAAGTGTTTCCTGCAATATTCTCGATATTCTTTGACCATCAAGTTCAGATGGATAAGCAACTTGACCAGCAAACCTTTTAACTAAAAGAGCTAAAGCACCAGTTGCTTGAATTTGTAAAACGTTAGCAAATGTGCCACCAGAACCAGCACCAGATAAAGTATTAGAAACACTAGAAACTTCACCAGTAAAAAGTTTAATCCAAGACCCAGAAGTGTTTTTAGTTTCAATAACAACAGCATCAAGAAGATTAACTGTTGGACTTGCCCCAGATAAATTGATTAATTCAAGATTGCAATAAGCAGGTTGAGTGTTATCAAAAATATCATTACGGCCAGCAGTAATCGTTGCATCTCTAAGAATTTCAGAAGTGTATTCAACCCCTGCAATTGTTATTCTGTGGGTAGGTGTAAATATTGGCATTATTGTGCAAAAGCTCTAAGACCTGTTGTGTTATATGTTGTATTTACAACTTGACTAATAACTCTTGCTGTTGCAATTTTATCTGGCACTCCACCTTTGACAGTTATATTAACATTATTTGTTGTAGGTTTTTTGCTGGTTATTTGATCAGGTATTAAACTACCTATTACTGGAATAGAATTTGCTTTATCTATTGCTTGTTGTATTTTTTCAATGAACCCTTTAATTGTATCTATTGCTTTACTAATTGCTTCAACAAGATTGGCAATAAAATCAATAATGCCACTAATAATATTGCCGATAACAATAAAAGCATCACCAAGACCTTTTGCTAAAATAGGTATAAGCACATCTTTAATAAATTTACCCAATTCTTTAAACAGATCAAATAATGGTTGTAGTTTATCTCGGTTACGATTTATTGCATCAGATATAGTATCAAATGCTGTTCTTATGCCATCAAATATTGGTGTAAAAATTTTTTGTAAATATGTTAATGCGCCACCTAAATCAATATTTACTGATTTGGTAACGTTTTCAAATCCTGCAACAAAATTATTTAAAAATGGTAATGCTTTATCTGTAATAAATCCTAAAAGTTTTTCAAGTATTGGAAGTAATGCTGCGCCAATGCTTTCTTTTGCTTCATCAATTGCTATTTTGACACGTTCCATTCTTCCTTGAAATGTGTTTGCTGCAATATCGGATTGTCCTTTAAATGTGTCTGCTAAAACAGCTTGTGCTTTGGTAAAATCTTTAGATTTAATGATGGCATCATCTAAAGGAACACCTATACGTTTTAAAGCCCCAAGATTGCCGTCATAAGCCTTACCAAGAGCTTCTGTAACAGTTGCTAAATCTTTACCAGTACCAGCACTAATGTCTAATGCTAATTGTTGAAGTTTTTGTGCTTTAGTAACATCACCAGTAGATCTAACAAGTCGATCTAAACTAGGTCTAAGTTGATCATCAGCAACACCAGTAGCAAGAGCTGTTTTTTCAATATATTCTTCAGTTGCTTTAATTTGTGCATCAGTTGCTTTAACAGTATTACGTAAAGTTTGAGCAAGACTTAATTGTGCTTTTTCATCTTCTATAGCTGCCTTGACAGCATCTACGCCAATTTTGATAGCCATAGCCCCAGCAGCTGCACCAACGGCAGCAAAAGCCAAAGCACCTGTTTTTAAAGCATCACCAAGTTTATTACTAAAAGTTTTTGTTTCTTGATCAGCTTTTTCTAAACCATTTATATAATCTTTTGTGTCAGCAAGAAGTGCCAGTTTAAGTGTTCTAATATCAGCCATTATCTTCTACCTATCCAAGCGTTTCTTATCAATTCAAAACCTTTAAGCCATTCTTTAGCAATTGTCGGTTGAAATCTTGACATTGCAGGATACAACCACCAACCCCTATTTCCTCTACCTTGACTTGGTGAGCGTTTAGGAAATTGTTTATATTGCTTTGATCCAAACTCGTTACCCATTATTACATAACCAGCACTAAAAGCACTAGCACCAACTTTATTTCTGCCACCAATACTAAAACTAGGTGCTTTATCTGATTTAGATATTTTAATTGAGTCAGCAACAGCTAATGCTTGACGAACATTATATGGTGCGCGAGATGCTGCACCTTGAGCATAATTACCACCACGTTCAGCTAAATCACTAGCTATTTTTTTCATATCATTTTTAGCAATATCGTCCATTTTGCCAAATGTTCTAAGTAATGCTCGATAATCTTTATCAACAGGTTTAATAGTAATTGCTTTAGCCATTATTGCGTTCTTCTAAAATATTGATTGCAGTATGCCAATAGATAGGGTCTGCGTTCAGCCAATAATCTGGTGTTATACCTGTGGCGATCGCTAATTCTATTGCTGTTCGCCCGATACTTCGGGCTTCGTAAAATTTCCTGATTGAAAATCAACAGCTGCAATATTGGTAACTTTATTTTTCCAAACCTCAAAATTCTCATTCTTTTTAGTAACACGTTGCTGAATTTTGTGACCAAGAAAAAGAAGAAGTGTAGAACTTGGCACACTTTCTTCAGTAAGTATTTTAATAATTGATTTACCTGAATATAATTCTTTTTCAGCCAAAGATAATTCAATTGGGTAAGTCCAATCTTCATATCTTTCACCAGTTTCTAATTCCCAAGCAAGTTTCAATTTAAGCATTTTGTTGCCCCTGTTCTTTTATTACGCTGTTAAATCTTCTGTTGGTATTCCAACAACTTGTAAAGATACTGAACATTGTTGAGCATCAGAACCTGTTGCAGAAATTCCAGGATATTGAGGTAGAACTGTTCCAGTTAAAGTTACACCTGTTTGAAGTGTTAAAACAAATGCAAGTGTTGTATCTGGAGCTGTTTCGGTTGCGTCCCAAAGTGCTTTCTATAAGCTGTCTGGAGTTTTTCCAGCATCATTCAAAAATGTGATGTCTAGAGTTACGTTACTGTCAATATATTTATACGCTTTACCTGCTAATGTGTCAAAAGTTAGACGTTCAGTAGCAAAGTTAATAGCTGAATTCAATATTTGTTCAGAATAGTTTTTTGTAGCAATTGTCAAAGTTAATTGACGACCACTTAAAACTGTTGTTGCCATTTTGTGCCTTTCTTAGCCTGTATAGGCTGATTGTATTTGTATTTCAGCAGTTAATAGGTCAGTACTATTAGTTGCTCGAACTCTTGGGCTACTTACCGACAATATTACAATATTTGTTGGCAATAAACCTAAGATTGTTTCTATATCATCTTCCAAGTTTTTTAAAGCACTTGGATTTGAATATGTGGTGCTAACAACTTCTAATGTTAGTCTGACATACCAATTTTTTGTGTTACCTATAACCATTGGTTCAAGATATGGGTCACCAGCTAAAAGTAAGCAAGCAGGTGGAATAATAATTTCTGGAACGTGATCATAAACAGAATAATTACTATTTGAAGTTATTGCTGTTTTGATGGTATTGCGTAGGTCTGACAATGCCATAATTAACCTACTTGACTATTAGAGTCTATGTATTTACTTATTAAACCTGTGACCTTATATAAAAGTGTTCTGCCCATGCGATATGGTGCTGGTGTGTAATCTAGGGCTTGCTGTGTTCCACCTGCAGCTAGTCTGGATTGGAAAACATCTACTGCTATTTGTAATATGGCTTCTTCAATTGCTGCTACGCCGTTATATTGACTTAAATCATTTGCTGCTGCAATTCCATTAGGAATTGTTGCGTGAAAATCTGTATGTGGTGTTGCTGCAGCAACAGTTATTTTGTAAGTATGTGTATCAACTATTTCTGTTACAGTTTTTGATCCATTTATTTTTGCTTCTACACCAGAATGAGCAATTGATTGTCCTACATAAAATTTATGTGGTGTTGTTGTATGAATTATTGCGCTAGTTGCTGACTCGTATCTGTGGTAATCAATACCAGTTTTCCATTGTGTTAAAAAATCCCCAATAGCATCTTCAGCTGTATCTAAAACATTTTCTAAAGCTGCATCATTATATAAAGATGATGAAACACCAAGTACAGCTCTTAATTGTGCTGCTGTAACTAATACTGGCATTTCTATCCTTTCGTTTTAAGTGAGGCTGGCACAGGGGCGAACCAGCCTCACATCTAATTACCTAATTAGGTTAGGTTGAAGCGTCTTACGCCACCTGAAACAAGTACGCCAGTAGCCATATAGCCATAGAGTGCTGTTTCGATTTCGCCTGATACTGGAACGTTTGTTGATAAACGTAGTACTGGGCTTTCGTAAATTGCAACGCTTGATGGTACGACAATAAATGCGCTTTCATCAATTGTTGTTGATACTGCGTTTGCATCAACGTATAGATCTAGACCTAATACGTTTCCACGAAGTGAACGTGGGCTTGATTGTCCTGCAGCATTTGCTGGAGCAATTGCATTGTAGATTGGGCGACCAGTTGTGTCGGTTGCACCCATCAATAATGACCATTGTGAAGTTCCTGCAATGTATGCAGTTGCTACTTCACCAGTTGCAGAATATGCAGCTGCTGTTTCAGTTGAAACAAAGCTGATGATACCTGCTGAAGTTGCTGCAGTTGTTGCTGCTTGTGTTCCACCAGCTGTTAATGCTGCAATTACTGCTGCATCTGTTGCTTTGTTGTATGCGCGTTGCATATTGTCAAGCATTGCTTGGAAGAATGAAGGGTCTGAACGTTCTAAAAGTTCTACAGAATAACGTTGTAATCCTGCATACTTTTTAACGTCAATATTGACATAAGCTGAAACAATATCTGTTTCACTTGGTGCGCCACCTTCTGCTGTTTCTTCAACAGTTCCTGCAGTTGTTATTTTATGAACAGATATAACCATTCCTGCTTCTGGAAGTGCGCTTGATCCGATTGCATCTATTGCTGTACGTGAGCCAATTAAAGTATCAACAACT